ATCTGCATTGTTTCCAAACCCACCACCTGTGTCTCTAATACCTAAAAGCAAAGGAGAGGTAATTCTGTGTCCACTTAAAATTTTATGAACACATTCTGTTGATAGGTATTGATAAAGTCCATCTGCGCCATTTGTATTAATAGGATTAATAACAGGAGCATTATCTATTCCATCATTAAAGGTAATCATTAATCTTCCTGCATTTTGATTTCCACTAAATTTTTGTTGTAGTTGTCTTTCTATTTCTTTTCTTGCTTCATCTGTTGGAATTCCATTATTAAAGGCAATTGACATTGAAGGAAACAAACCATTTGAAATGTTATTCAAATGAAAATCAGATATCTGAACATCTAATTGAATCCAGTTTGTTGAACCTACATAATCAGGACTTGAATAATAAAATACTCTTGGAGAATAATCTTTTATCATTAACAGTTGAGATGCTTCTGTTCTATCATCTAAATCAAAAGATTTAATTCCTTTTGGTTTATATTTTCCTTTTCTGTAATCTGCCCAATCTGCTGAATAATAATAAGTGTCAACAATACCACTCATATCTGCTTTTCCACTTCTTATTGTTTGTGCAGGTATGTGTTTACACTCTGCAATCTTTGTTCTTGTCCTATTCCATATAACATTTAAGAAACAATATCCGTGAAGTTTCAAATCAAAACAGGCATTCTTTAAAAAATCTTTTTGACTTTTTTCTAATAAGATTTGTAACTGCAACCATTGTTCAGGTTTCTCATCTTTATCAGTTGCATCTAATCCCTCTCCATAAATTTGAGCCGCTATTCCTTTAACAAGTGCTGAATTTATAGACGAATTTTGATACAAGTCAATTAAGTATTCAGGATAATCATTATTGTTTCCATAACCTATCCAGTCTTGACCGCTTCTTTCTACTATTTTTGGCTGATTACAGGGAGCCATATCTATTGTAGAAAAATTTATTTTACCTGTATTTTTAGACTTCTCTATCATTTGACATAGATTGTATTAGTATCAGTTGTTGTATATTCTGTATAAGTAGATTCCTGCATAAAAGTTGAAGCAGAAACAAAAGCAACTCCCCTATCTAATTCTCCAACTACTGATGAATCTGTTGGGTCTAAATTGCTTGAAGATGTTTGCTCATAAACAATATATTTAAAAAATCCCTCTGGAAATAATTTAACTGTTCCATTTGGTTTGTCTTCTGTATTGTTTTCTGTTATTTGTAATTTATCGTATCTGTCATTCGTTGATACTTTAACTGCAATAACATAAGTAGTTGATTGAGTCATTTCATTTGTTAAAGCAAAGAGGTAATAATATCCTGTTGAATTTGTCCTTACATCAGATAAATTCAAATATAAATTATTTGTCTGTCCTCTTGTTAATTGCAACATTCTATAATTCCTCTATTTTCTTTGCTTTAAAGACCTTTTTTGCTTTTTTGATGTCCGAGCCTGTCTTTTCAAAATAAAGCTCTCTACGTTTTTGTTTTAGACCTTTTATTTGTTTCTGTGATAATTTATCCAAAGGTAAATTAAAATTAATTGGTTGGTGTCCTTTATACTTTTCTTTTATTTTCCAAGTCATAACTTCTTTTATTATAAATATAAAAAAGTGCTTTTTGTTTATAAAAACCAAAAAAAAAGAGGACAAAAGTCCTCTCTTTCTCTAAAAAACTACTAAAATTCTACTATGTTCCTACAATTATATTTATATCAGCAGGTGCATCAGCTAATCCATCAAATGGATATCCTGCTTCTGATGGTCCTCCTGTTGCAGGTATCCAAATTTGCCCTTCTTTTTCTCTACCAACAAAACCCCAAGTGTATCCTGTCATCTCTCCTTTTGCCGCTCCTGAAACTATTGTTCCACTTGTCATATCCATTCCATTATCCATTCCTAATAAATAAACATTATCATTTGTGTCTTGAACAAATATCTGTGCTCTGTTATAAGCAATTAATCTCATTTGGTTACTATCTGCTGCTGTTTGCTTTTGTAGTGTAAGAGCAAGTGTCTGCTCAAAAAATGTTGTTCCTGTTGCAGGGTCTGCTGTTAAATTGATTGTGCAAGATGATAAATCAGGTCTTAAATCATATTTATATACATCTACTGTTGGTCCTGATACTATATCCCAATCTTCAAAACCTGCATCACTCATTGTGTCTGCTGTTGCACCACTTCCAAAGGTGGCTTCTTTTCTTATATCTGAACAATAATTTACAGTAAAAAAAACTGCTTTTATTCCACCTATTACATCTTTGCAATCGACTAATCTTCCCCTTGTTAAATTACAAGCCATATCTTATCTTTTTTTTATTAATTAATGAAAGTAAAAAAGTAGGGGAGAATTAACTCCCCTAATTCACTACTATCTATGAATCCCAAACTGTTGAACCGTAAACTCCGTCTGTCGCTACCGCTGTTTGAACTCCAACTGCAAACTGCATTGTAATTCTCACATTATCGCTACCATCGTATTGGTACGTTGGAATCATTCTTGCTTCTGTCCAATCCGTTCCTACGTTTGTTCCGAATACCAAGTTTTCAGGATATGTAAATAAAATTACATCATTAAACATCCCTGGGCATCTGTAAATTGGAAATCCAAAGTAAGTCATATTGTCTCCATCTAAATTAAATCCTGCTCCTGATACTTGACCTTGATTAGAACCTGCATTCGCTAATGCTTGAATATAGAATCCATAAGTTTTGTTATTCATATAGAAACCTGCTCCTGGCTTCGTTAGAATACCACTAACATCACTTGCTACTTTATCATAAACTTCAGCCATGTAACCCAAAACATCTGCATTATCTATAGCATTGTCAAAATCTACTTCACTAAAATCTTTACAAGCACTTGCATCTGCTCCTGTTTCATCTTGTGTTCCATCATCACTTAAAAAGCCTGTTCCAAATGGTGAAGCACCTTGCCAAATTCCAATCTCTAATTGTGCTGCTGCTTTTGCCGCAACCACACCTAATAAAAATTCACTAAAATCGTTTGGCAAATCGCCATTTCTATCCATTCCCTGTCCAATCCAAGTTGGGAGAACTGTGCCTCGGCAAATTTCCTCATTAACTTTTAAATCGGTTAAAGTCAATACTTGTTCAGTTACAGAAGTATCATTCCCTGATGAGAACGCACACGCTGCTGCTACAACAGGATTGCTTGATGCTATATTATTAATAACTGCTTTTGAATTTAATCCATCTAAAACTCTCACATATCCTTTTGCAATCGTGTCAGGTGTTCTCAATGCTGCTGTTACATAAGGTAAAGCCAATTGTCCTGCATAAGTATTATCTGTGATAGTAATATCAAAGTTATACTTGCTGTTTGAACTTAAATTATACATTTCTTTTTTCGCCATTTTTTTTGTATTTAATTTTTTATATAATAATTAATTCTATCCTTAATAGGCATATCGCCTATTTTTTTATTGTGCTCTTTAACTTCACTAAATGAAGTAGGAGAATGAGTTAATCCTTTACTTGCAGGACTATCCTCTAATTCAATAATTCGTTTTTCAAGTTCGCTGAATTTTTCATCAATAAAGTTTGCTACTGCACTAAATGTTTCAACATTACTTAATTCTTCTTTTACTTCTTCTGTAACAGCAGGTATTTCTGCTTCAATACTTCCAACTGCTGCAACTGCCGCTTCTTTTGCAATTTCAGGAGTTACTTCATCTCCTGTTGCTTCATCAATTGCTGTTGCAACTACATCTACCATTTCAGGACTTGCTACTGCTTCTGCTACTGCTTCGCCTGTTTCATCTGCTACTGCATCCTTAATCTCTTTGTCATCTTCTGCTTCGTCTTGCATTTCTTCTTCAACGACTTCTTCTTCTTCTGCATCTCCTAATGAAACTAATAAAGAGTTTTCATCAATCACTAATGCTGTTCCATCTTCAAGAGCATAATTTCCTGCTTCTAACGCAACCGCTGTTCCGTCTTCTGATAAGACCCTAACCTCTACTCCTGCACTCCAATCTTCCTCCTCGGTTACTATTGTTCTACCATCATCTAAAATTGCTTCTTTATAAAATACGACTTTGTGTGTTTTTGCACTCTTTGAAAGAGTTAATAAATTTTTAATTTTGTCTAATGTTGACATATGTTCTTTTTTCATAAATATAAATTTTTAAAGTTTGTTTATTTTTAACTACCATATTTGGACTTTATATAGCCACATATTTTCTTTGCTGTCTCCTCACTACCATACCTTTTTTTCTGGTCACGGATACATTGTTCCCAAGGATATTTCGCAAGTGCTTTTCTTCTTGCAAAAATTATTTGTTCAGCCATATAATTTTTCTTTTTGTATTTCTTTTTCTTTTTACCAAAATCATCTTCTTCATAATTATCATCTACTGCTACTTCGTGACTTTCACAAGCCATATATAATTTTTCTTCGTTTATGTTATGAGGATGAAACCCCCTACAACCTTTAAATAATGTAGCATACATCTCTGCTTCTTGTTTAGTTTCAAATAAAGGCTCTCCATCTAAAATAGCAACAGGCATTAATTCGTTGTCAAGTATTAAGTTTTTAATTTTACCAAATGTTCTACCATCTATATCAGGACAATCTTTACATTCTAAATCTACACTTTGCATATCAACTACCTTATCAACAAAAAACCCCTCTATTGAAAAACCCTTAACACTTTTTTCTTTAACCTGTTCCCAAATATCGTTATTATCAACTTTGATAGAGACCATCCAAGAACCAACAGGAACAGTAAAACCGTAAACCCTACTCTTATCACGTTTATCGTCATCCACAATCCAACTCTCAACAACTGATAAACCTGTGATTTCTTCTTGATGTTCAAGTGTGTGTTCTTTTTGTTTGTTATGTTTTAAAAATAATTCTGATGCTTGTTTTATAGTTTCCTTTGAAAAATATACATCATACTCCTCTCCTGTGCTTTGGTCTAATCTTGGTATCTTTTTTTCAGGCACTAATGCACAACCAATCAACAACCTTTTATCCTCATCTAATTTTGCAAATGTTAAATTATGGTTCTTATTGAAAAATATAAAATTAGCATCATCCTCAAATGCA